GTAGTATGAAATTCAATAAACTTATCAGGAGAGTCAAAGCCCGAAAGGACGCTACTGTTGCACTCGATAAGGATATGAAAAAGATTGCAGCCCTAACTGAGACTGCAATCAAAAATCGAACCCCAGTAGACACTGGACGGCTCAGAAACTCTATGACCGCCAGACGAGTCAAGTTCCTAAACTACGAAGTAGCGACAGCAGTACACTACGCACCACATATAGAGTACGGTACGAGTCGGTCAGCACCCCGAGCGATGATGCGAAAGGGTAGTAAAGATATCTCAAAGCAGGGCATCAAATTATTAACCAACACCAATAAATTCTTATAGCTATGTTAGAAGAAGCCATCTTTAACGAAATAGTCGGAGATACCACGCTAGCACCAAAGCTAGCTGTTGGTGATGGAACGTTTCGAGTGTACCCGATGCAGATTCCCGATGGGGTCGAAATCACCCAAGCAATAACGTATACTGAAATAGACCAGTCACTTACCTATCCGCTAGTTCGCTCATCAACATTCCAAATCAGTTGTATAGCCAAAACTTTTGAACAGGCAAGGGCAATGGCTGATGATATTGACCGCATCTTTAATGACCGTTCCGAGGATATGCTAGGTGGGGTCAAAGGCATCAAGTATGTAAAGTTCGTTGGTCGGAGCTTCATTCGAGATACTGATGCTGAGTTATACGTCGTCCCAGTTGAGTTGTTTATAAAGTATTAGTATAATTATCTTATGGCAAAGAACGCAAAACCCAGCCAATTCAAGAGTCCAGTAACTAAACCAGAAACCAAAAAGGAATCTACAGTAACACTCGTAGCAACGCAGAATACGCAGATGCCTGACGGTACTTTTATTGCCAAAGGCAAGGAAGTGAAAGTCAGCAAAGCGTATGCAGATAAAGTAACGTCTGAGGTAAATCCTCACTTGGTATACAAGTAAAAAATTATAAATAGTTAAAACATAAATTATTATGCCGACTACAACAATTCAAAGAACTGAAGCAATCCGTAAGGGTTCAGTCCGAGTGCTTATTGGTGACAACTTTAGTTCACTAGTGGATATTGGTGCATTGCGAAATCCAGTATTCAACTCACTTGTAGAGAATCAATCTATCGACTTTGATAACGTTGACTCACTCAAGAAATTCGTAAATGGTAAGAAAGCAAACATCACGTTTGACCTTGCTGAAATCAACTTGACCAACCTAGCAAAGCTAGACGCAGGTCTTGTGAATCTGACCACAGTGGCAGGTTCAGCAGTCTCAGGAGCAGAACAAGTAGTACCAGCAGGAGCTTGGGCTTACGACCGAGTAATTGAATTATCAGGGCAGAATGATAACGGTAACGCACCGACTATCAACTCAGTCACAGGTGGTTCAGATGGAGCACTGACATTGAACACTGACTACAAAGTAGTACAGCTAGCGAACGGTAACTGGGGTATCTCAGTAATCGACTCAACAGGCGTTACTACCGAAGCTCAGAGCATCACTGTAGATACTGACTACACACCGTCAGCATCAAAGAAAATCACGTTTGTCGACTCTGGTAACAAGGTTCTGAAAGTGATTCGACTAGTGAACACTGACGAGTTTGGTAAAGAGTTCCGAATTGATATCGAGAAAGCTACAAACTTCGTAAACTATGCGATGGACTTCGCAGGTGATGATGAAGAGGACGTAGCTATCATTCCAATCCAATGTGAGGGTAATATCGTTGAAATCGTTGACGAGCAACAAACTTCCTAGCAATCCAATTCTCACTGTTGATCTGTGAGAGTTATAAACAAATGAGAAAATGGCAACACTAGATTTATTCAAAGAGCGAAAACCGCACACAGTCATTCTCGACGTAGATGGCGAGGGTCAGGAGTTCAAGATTCCTGTTGCCTATACAGTTGAAGAAGTAGAGCGACTCCTAGAGCTACAAATAGTGATAGATGAGTTAGCTGAAGCTGAAGTGGTCAAAGGTAAAGCGTTGGAGCAAGAGAATGCTTTTTGGACAGCAGTGTTCAATCAGCTACTTGTGCTATTCAATCACTACCACCCAGACCTCACGCTAGAGAGTTTGAAAACTTATCTAACTAGAGACGAAGCTCAGAAAATAATTGCATTCCACACTCAGGAGCAACTAACCAAAGCTGAAGAAATTGCTGGTAAAAAGACTGGTAAAAAAAAACAAGCAAAGAGCAGTTAGTTGACCTCAGGCGTACAATTACATTCTTAGTGGTGTCGGGGTTCTCACTCCTAGAAGCACGAAAGTTATATCTCGACGAGCTAGATGAATACTACAAATCGTTGATATACATTCTGCAGAAAAAGGGCGAAGTGAAGGACGGTTCATTCGAGAAATTAGACTCGGCTGATACAGTCAGCGACTTGCGAAAGCAAATATTCAAAGTCAATAATACCCCATCAAATAATGGCTAAAAAAACAGTAGGAGAATTAGTATACAAAATCACAGGTGATTCCAAAGGTCTTGGAGCTACACTGGCAAAAACTGATGCTCAAGTATCGGGTCTTGGTAAAAATTTTGGTAAGCTCAGTCCAAAGGCAGTCGCCGCACTTGCAGGTGTTGGTGTCGCTGTTGGTGTACTGGGCGGTACGCTAGTTTCTGCTACTAAAAGGGCTATTGCGTTCGAAACTCAAATGGGTAACATTCAGACGTTGATAGGTGATGACTCTGCTGGGGTCGAGAAACTGTCAAAGGGCATTCTCAATCTCACCAAAGTTATCCCTCGTTCAGCAGATGAACTTGGAGCGGCTTCATACGATATTTTGTCGGCTGGTATCACTGATGCCAGTGAAGCACTTGTAGTACTCGAAGCGTCAGGTGAGTTGGCGGTAGCAGGTCTTGGTACTACAAAGGAAGCGGTGAACCTCACCACGTCAGCCATCAATGCGTTCGGACTCGAAGCGTCAGATGCAGATGATATTGCAAACACAGTATTCGCCACAGTACGAGCTGGTAAGACCACGGTAGGTGAACTAGCTCAATCATTCGGTAATGTAGCAGCCGCAGCCCAAGGTTCGGGAGTTTCGTTCAAAGAAGTTCAGGCAGCAACCGCCGCTTTAACGGTAGTTGGTTTCAAAACAGCCACAGCTCAAGATAGACTTCGAGCATTGTTCGATGAGTTGACTAGAAGCTCAGGAAAATTAGCCACTGGAATTGAAGAAGTAGGAATCGAAAACGTTGGGGCAACCATCAAAGCCGATGGTTTCAAATCTATTCTCGATGAATTGCTTGCATCAGTTAATGGCGATACGATTGCATTCAAAAATATGTTCTCTTCAGTAGAAGCTGGTGGAGCAGCTCTGGCACTCGTTACAGGAGCTAGTGATATTTATAACGAGACGTTGCAATCAATGACCACGTCTTCAGGCGACCTCGAAAAAGCATTCAGTAGACAAGCAGATACTACTGCCAATCAGCTAGCAATAGCTCAGAATGAAATGAATGTTCTACTTACTCAGTTGGGTCAGGACGTTTTACCTGTAGTTAATAAAGCATTGCGAACATTTACCGCAACAATCAATGACGTTCGTGATGGTCTAGCATTCCTAGGTGGGTCAAGTTTGGATAACTACATTGACAAGACAGAGCAAGCGACTGCTCGAACTAGCCTACTCACTGACGAATTAGTGAAAGTGAGAAAAGGTACTTCAGATTTCTCACGTGAGCAAGTTGAGAGTGCAGTTGTAGCCCAGCGACTCACTGGAGAATATGACAAGTTGACCGAAATCAATAAGCAACTAGAAATAGTGCAGACTGGTAACTCGATTGCTACTCGTACAGCTAAAAAAGATTTAGCGGCTCTAGGTGTCGAACTCGATGATTACAAATCGTTTTGGAGTCCAAGTACATTCAAAATTCAAGAGCAAGCTCGAATCGCTCAAATTGAATTTGCTGAAAAATTAGGATTGACCAGCGATAAGCTAGGTAAGCTTCGTGGCAACCTCGAAGATGTGCTCAATCCGTATAAAGAGTTGTCTGAAGAAATCGAAGAAAATACTGTAACGCAGGAAGATTTAGCCGAGCAAATCAGAGCTACTGAAGAAGCACAGCGAAAAGCGGAAGCAGCAAGTAAATTGGCTAGGCAAGAACTCGAAACGTTCCAAGGTTCGATGCTTGGATTTATTGAAACATCTGCAAACGCAGGTAAAGCTCTACGTGAAGAGCTAGGTGATGGATTCAAGAAGTTCGCAGACGATTTACAGGGTTCACTCAATGACTCAAATAAGGGTCTAGCTGGAATCGTAATCGGAGCTGAAGAAGAGATTGCTCGATTGAAGCGTGAAATCAAAAACCAAGACGATAGAGAGCGACGCAAAGAGCTAAAAGAAGAGTTGAAAGCACAGCAGGAAATCCTAGACGAAAGTGTTGGGTTTGAAGAACGTCGAGCCGAGAGATTGCTGGGTATTCGTGAGAAACTAGCTGAAGCTGGTATCGGAAGTGGCGAAATTGATAACCTACTGCAGACCCAATCACTCGAAGAAGAAATTGCCGAGCAACGACGTGTAGCATCGCTAAATGAGTTCCAACGGTTTGAAGAAGAACAGACTCGAAAATTGATTGCAATTACAGACCAATTCATACAGGAGAGAGCACTACTAGAAGCCAAAATTGAGCAACAGACTGCTTTAGAAGCCGAGCTGACTACATTCTTACTTGACCAGAATGCGGTACGCTCTACAGCAGTTGACGAGTTTGCAAACAAAGCTATTGCCAAGTACGGCGAAATAGCTAGTTCACTGCGTTCAGCTATCTCATTACAGTCACAACTCAATTCCCTGCGTTCTGGTGGAGGTCGAGAGCAATTCCACGATGGTGGCTATGTAGGAGCGAAAGGTGGCGAAGTTCACGCTGGCGAATACGTGATACCTGCAAATATGGTTCGACGATTCGGTTCTCAAGTGAGCCAGCTTGAAAGTGAGCGAAGAGGGGGCACTACGAATAATCGAAACGTAAATGCACCAATCAATATCAATGCCACTATGAATGACGAAATGGACTTCAGAGCAATTAGTAGTGAACTAGCTTGGGAGCTAGAATCAAAGTAGAGTAAACTGTAATTATGATAGGCACAAAATTCACACTCACGAATAAGGATGGCGAGAGCATCATCATCAATGACCACGTAACTAATCCTAGCCAGATTATTGCGTTACAGTCGTACCCGAATATGGAGGTCAACATCAAAAACCGTGACATAGACAAAGAGGGTCAACACGGTATGTATGAATTTACTTCTTACTACGGCAGTCGGCTAGTCAATTTTCAGGGGGTGATTATTGGCGACACTATCGCAGATGTAGAAGCCGTCCGTCAGAAACTAATCAAAGTGCTACAGCTACCAGTTCAGCCCACCAGTACACGTGATGGAGTAGTCACAGTAAAGTGGACTGATAATGCTTCAGAGAGCTGGCAAGTAGAAGCTAGGCTGGCACGTGATGTCAGTTTCTCACGTCCGATGCGACGACCTTTACAGCTCGACTTTAATCTATCAATGAAGTCTGTAGATCCGTTCATTGTTGGGCAGACAGCTAACAATCTTTTTGGAATCAGGGGCTATGTTCAGTCAGGTGCTCAGATTCCTATCGGTTTGCCCGCAACCATCGGTACGATTCAGCAAGGTATTATGAATCCAGTGAATAACGGAGCAGTGTACGCTCACACGACACTACGGCTTTATGGTGAATCACAGCAAGAAATCACCAGTCCAAGAGTAGTGAGTTTGACTACAGGTGACATATGCGAGATTGATACCACGCTAGCTGATGAAACTGAGTACGTTGAAATCGACAGCAAGACAGGGTCGATA